GGTCTTGCCCGATTCAGGATCAATAACGGCTACGCGATACTTGCGACCGCCAAAATTTTCCCTGACCTCCTCCTCGATTTCGCTCCACTGAATCGGAAGGTCTATCCGACAAACCTCAAAATCAGCGCGAACATTGTTCCACTCTCGCGGTTGCCGACGCCTGACAACGACTTGGTATCGGGGATTGGAAAGATGCTTTGAAAATTCGCCCCCATCTTCTTCAACATCACCATTTGTTTTTTCAGACAGCTTTTTACTGATCTCTTTCAGGCTTCCCTGCATCGTGACCTGAGCCTGGGGCTCGTTCTCCGAACCGGGTAGGAGTTCTTCGGGCAATTCGTCTTTGCGTCGGCGTCCCATTAGTTTCTTCTTTCTTAAAGCTCAATCCTACAACTCTAGCAGTCTTCATTACTGCCTTGATCGTCGCGGCATCTCTCGTAAAGACCCGAACTTGATGAAGCGTGCACGTTGAGTAGATCGTTCCGTTTAAACACACCTGAGAAGCGATCTTATGAATTGGAACTTTTTTTCCATCAAGTGTGATCCCACTATACGGACAGACCAACTCAATATCCAGAATTTCTCTACTTGACATGGGAGTTCGCTAACTAGTATATGCAATCCCCCTTGACATTCCACTTTTCGCTCATATGCTGTGCTATCGGTAAGGAGAAAAATTCAGTGTGTTTAGCTCTACCCCCGGTGTCTCACATTCACGTTCCATCCCTTCCTTACCGGCACCGGGGGGTAAAATTCGATAGATCAGGGGGAGTTAATGACCCCGGCGACAGGGGCGCTTTTGAGCGCGGCGCTATCGTATGCCAAAAAAGGGTATCCGGTCTTTCCGATTCTAGCGAACCAAAAGGCACCGCCCTTAATTAAAGAGTGGCAAAAACAAGCAACAACGGACACGGAAAGAATTACGGAGTGGTGGACCCAATGGCCCGATGCCAATATCGGCATTCACTGTGTCGGGCTCACCGTCATTGATATTGACGGCAAGGACAATCCCTGGCTGACCAACCTCAAATCCACCGAGCACGTTGAATTACTCAAGGCTCCCTTTGCCGTAACGCCTCGAGGCGGCAGACACGTTGTTTTCAAGGGCTCGACCAAGACCGGCGTTGCCAAATTGGCAGAAAAAGTAGATACCCGCTCTGACGGCGGGTACATCGTAGTCTATCCCAGCACCGTTGACGGAAAACTCTACCAATGGGTCCAAGAACTGACCCCTGTAGACACGCTCCCACCCGTTCCCGAATGGGTCAAAACCGTTCTTAGCACCCAAGTTCTCCAGAATGCCAAACCGACAGAAACGAACGGCACGGTCGAAAAGATCCCCGAAGGACGCCGCGACGATTTTATTTTCAGATATGCCTGTCGGTTGAGGCGGCTAGGCATGACGCTTGAAGAAATCGACGTGGCTCTACAAGAAATAAATAAAACTCGATGCACGCCTCCGTTACCAGCATCCCAAATCACGCAAAAAGCGAAACAAGCCTATAAATACGAGCCGGAACAGTCCGAAATAGCCGTATTGGAAGGCTGGTTCGAACAAGACCGAGAAGAAACACCCGTTGAAAAATACAAAGATCCAGGCCCCATGCCGAAACACCTTCTTGCCGTTTCGGGATTGATCGAAAAAGTAATGAACTATAATCTCGAAACAGCATTCAAACCTCAACCGCTCTTAGCTTTGGCAGGAGCTTTGGCATTGCAATCTGTTCTAGCGGCTCGTAAAGTTCGAGATATTCGAAATAATCGCACCAATCTTTACATTCTAGGCGTTGCCAAGTCGGGGTCCGGTAAAGATCATTCCAGAAAAATAAATAGAAACATCTTGTTTGAAAGCGGATTGACCGAATTGGAAAGCAACGAAGATTTTGCTTCCGATGCAGGACTAATCGGGGCTGTCGCTCATCATCCTGCGTGTCTGTTCCAAGTTGATGAAGTCGGGAGACTACTTCGAACGACGCGAGAAGCCATGAATTCGAATCTTTACAATCTCCAGTCCATTCTTCTCAAGCTTTACACGTCTGCCGATACGATCTACAAGGGCAAGGCTTATTCCGACCGAACCCGAAACGTCGAAATAGATCAGCCCTGCATGGTCCTTCACGGTCTGACGGTGCCCGAACATTTTTATAATGGGCTATCTCATGACAATTTGATCGACGGATTTTTGGCTCGAATGCTGGTGTTCGATGTCACCGACATTGCTCCTCGTGCGTACAATTCCGACAAGCCGATTCCGCTGGATATTCTCGAAATTGTCAAAACATGGAAGGAATTCAAGCTCGCTGGGAACCTCTCTGCCGAACATCCGACGCCGTTTCTAGTGCCAACGACGCCCGACGCTGAAAAGCTGTTCCGAGACTTTGCCGCCAAGGTCGAAAAGTATACCAACGGTAAGGACCCGGTGGCCGAGACTCTATGGTCCCGTGCCGAACAGAAAGCGTGCCGGTTGGCGCTGGTGTCGGCATGTTCAAGACACCCCTCCAAACTCGAAATCACCGCTACGGATATGTCTTGGGCACTTGAACTTACAGATCATTTGACCCGTAAAATGATGTGGTTGTCCGGGCTATGGGTCGCCCACAATAGTTTTGATGCCGCTCAGAAGAAAGTCCTACGGGCCGTTAGGGATGCAGGCGGTGTTGTTACAAAAAATCAATTAGCTCGCTTGACACAGTATCTCTCGATTCGGGAAAGAGGGGAGATTCTTCAGAACTTGCTCACCACCGGGCAGTTGAATGAGAGTAAAAAGGGAACTGGGACACGCGGACCATCACCAGCCGTCTACTTTTTGTCCGAATTCAAAACCGACACCGAGCCAAAAGCCAATAGCGCCTAGAAAACTCGTCAACTCGTCAAGGGCTTTTTTTGACGAGTTTTTTGAGCCCTATAGCCTATAAGTATTAATATAATAAATAATAATGAAACTCGTCAAGACTTGATACCTCTCCGTGGAAACAGGTAAGGTATCCGGTCTTGACGAGTTTCCTTTTTCTTGATTTTATTCAAGAATTAAGGCAACACGACGCGAAAAACTCGTCAAAATTTGACCTTGACGAGTTTCCCCGCGATTTTCGAGTAAAGTTGATGCTGTCGCCAATAGCGTGCAAAATAACTCGTCATGAAACTCGTCAAGAAAATTTGACGAGTTTTCTGGCCCTAGCAGCCTTGAAATTGGGTAATCCAAAATGGCAGATGTGATGGTCATTTTACGTGTTATTGACAAGCGCCAAGGCACTTGTCAATAACGTACCAATGGCTCACTACTGGAGGGGTAGTATATAACAGCGGCGCGGTTTCGTCAAGGGGTATTTTCAGATTTTCGAGACGGTTCCACCGTCTGATTCTGTCGGCATCAGCCCTTGGGGTTGATGGTAAAACTACCGTCAGGAAATAGTCTGATCCGGCGAAAGCACCGGGGGCAAGAGACGACTCGGGGAGCTTGCAAAGGCTTGAGCGTCATGAGAAACCCGCAACGGTCGCAAGAATGCTGCATGGGTGGATTGTATCAAAAGGGCACGTCGCCGCCCGTGTCGATCTTTTCTGGCGGTGTCAGGTCAAATACTTGAAGCACTCGGTCGTACTTGCTTTCTTCACGTATCAAGATTCGCTTGGGTTCTAGTAGTTCACCGTCTAAGGCTCGATTCAGAGCTTCAGAGATGTTTTTTGGCACGGGGAGCTTGCCGCGTTCTTTCCAGAATTTTACTGCCTTGGAGCGCGGGTATGATCCTTCGGGATGGGCGAGACAAATCCATTCATCGACGCTCTGATTGGCAAAGCCGACGATTCGATAGGTCACACGAAGCACATGAGGATGCCCTTGAGGGGCATTTTTTTTCAAGTGATCGGAATAGAGCACTTCCTCGACCTCCAACTCGATTGGCTCGCTCAAAATATTGGCATCACCCGCTTTGGTGTCATGTTTTCGTTCTGGTGGCGGAAATTCATAATCGCAAGCGGGACACCGATTGAACCTAGCGTGAATAATTTCGTTACATTGGGGGCATTGTTTTGTTACGGGCTCGCCATTTTTGGATTTGCTTTTTTTAGAGCTCTCATAGTCAATCAAATCGACCGGACCATGACGGGCCACATTTTGCCCAAAGTCCAGAACCAGACAGAAATCTTTCCCTGGTGCCAAACGGAATCCGCGCCCCACCATCTGATAGTACAATCCAGGCGACATGGTAGGTCTTAAGAGGCAAACGCAATCGACGCCAGGGGCGTCGAATCCTTCGGTGAGTACGTTCACGTTCACCAAGCATCTGAGTTTTTTTTCTTTGAATAACCGGATCAATCGGTCGCGTTCTTCATAGGGAGTTTCGCCGTCCACCATCGCAGACTGGATGCCAAAGTCGTTCAGTGTCTTTGTAACATGCTTAGCGTGATCGACTCCTGAACAAAAAACAAGAATGCTTTGCCGATTTTCCTTGTTGCAGATCGCTTCAATGTCCATACATGCCATTTGGACCCGCTTTTCTTGGCCCATGAGTAGTTGAACCTCATCAGCGATAAATTCACCACCGCGAATGGCTAACCCTGATGTGTCGAGCTTTCCTGTGCCGCCTTTGGATCTAAGTTTTGAAAGATATTCCTTGACAATCAATTCTCGAACGCCAATATCGCACACAATTTCGTTTAGCACGTTTTCAGGACCACAAACCGCGCCCGTCGAAGTCCTAAAAGGGGTCGCCGTGAGGCCGATAACGCGGATTTCTGGATTCAATTCCTTGGCACGCTTGATAAAACTGAGGTACATACCTTCACTGTCAGGCGGAATTCTGTGTGCTTCATCTACGATAATTGCTTGCAAAGGCCCGAACAGATCGGCCTTGTCATAGACCGAGTGAATTCCTCCGATGATAACGGCCTGTTGGGTATCCCTAGCTTTTAATCCGGCACTGTAAACTCCAATTTTTCCGAACAGTGTCGGATCGAGCTTTTCCAAATGCTCGAAATTCTGTTGGAGTAGCTCTTTGACATGGGCCAGGATAATCGCCCTACCGCCCCATTTCACAATGTCGCTGGCGATTTGAGCGAGGACAAAGCTCTTGCCGGAACCCGTCGGAAGCACAATGCACGGATTACTATTTTTTTCTCGCCAGTGCCGGTAAACGGCCTGGATGGCTTCAATCTGATAGCCTCTAAGTTCCATTATTCACCGCTCTGAATCTTTAAAGCAACCTGAAAAGCGTTATTTTTATTCCTCCGCTTTCAATTCGCCCTCGAACATCGCCGTCAGTCCGATCAAAACTCCGCGCCTGAGTTTTTCGGCGTCACGGTTCGAATATTCTTCGCGCTCCCAGAGTTCAAGATGAGGCGCAATCTGTGCCAATAATGCCAATCGCTGTTCGAAATTGCTCTCGTTCCATAATTGGATAAACTCGACCAGCACGGGATCGGTGATCTTCCCTTTGATCCACGGTCGTTTTCCCACGTTCGAATTTTAACAGCCCGCGCCCCCGTCTGTCATGGCGAGGGCGCGGGTGGAGAGATCAGTCAGGTTTATTTCTTTTTCCAGGGTGCCGCCGAAGACTTGGCCTCGGTCTTGTCCGAAGGCGCGATCTTCTTTTCTTCCGAATCATGGGCGTCACCGCGAACCAACGGCTTGTACGCTTTAATGTCGTTGGTCATTTCATCCGTGTCTTCACGACGGCGCTGAGTCACCTTGACAAGAAGCGGGATATTGTGAAGTTCGGCTGAATCTTTTGGCTTCAGCACATTCACAGCACGACACAATGCCGAGAGCTTGCCTCGGGCGATTTGCACCGTCAGGGGATTGGGGTGATCCAGTACAAGACGGTCGAACAAATACCTGTTCTTAAACTCTCCGTCAATGACTTTGAATTTCAGATTCAGGTACTTGCCGTCGCCCTTTTGGGTGGCTTTTTCCTCGGATTCTTCAAGAATCACAGTGTAATCGGCTACCGGCAAAGGCTCGAAACTTTGCGGCTCGACCGTGTTGGCATCAAAACCGTCAACAAGATTGGTCATGCTTTTCCTTTCTTTTCTTTTCCATTATCTTTTTGTCCAGGGAGATATTTGGCATATGCCTCCCACGAGAGAGGCAAGTCCTCTGTGATATTCAGTCTGTTTTTGGCGGCAAAGCTGGGTCGGCCTACGGTACGAAGAATGCGCTCGCCCGTGCTGACGGCTTTGCCTTTTTTGTCTTTGGCATCGGCCTTGTGAACAAACTGCCTGTAACAGGCAAAGAACACTTCATCGGCCCATTCCACAAGTAGAGCCGATGCTTTTTTGTGAACTCGCGGCGCGAAACGTTCGTAGTCCGTATCTTCCGGGTTAGAAATGCGCTCAGTTCCGGTGTGAGCAATGAGAATCACGGTCATGTTCCGGTGATCCCGAAGTGCCGACATGGCTTGCAAGAATTCAGCCCAATAGTCAAGGGCGTAATCGAACCCTTTTCCATAGCCAATTTTCTGCAAGGTCACGACGCTTTCGTTTTCACATACCTGTTTCCAGATGATGCGTTCGAGAGCGTCCAGTGAGTCAACTACTGCCGTTTCGTACTTGTGATCGGATTCGTACAAAACTTTGGCAGCGTCGATCAAGTCTTGAAACGAGGTAATGAGAGGAAAGCGTGGAACGTCGATATTGTCCAGGCCCTCCTCGGTGGGCAGGAAAATCGGTCGAGAAGCCTTTGCGGCCCAACTCGATTTACCGATTCCTTCGGTTCCGTGGATAATGATTCGGCGCGGTCGGATTTGGGGACCGGCCAGAATGGCTTTGAGATCCATCGGCATGGTTCGTTTCCTTTCGTTTAATTTGACCTCTACTCTGAATGGCAGTATAGTGACGCTCAAGAACCTGTCAAGAGGAATTCTGATTATGCACCAACAAGTTTTGGATTTTATAGAACAGTGTCAAAAGCTGCGCCCCTCTGCCTTTGATGCCAAGACTGTCCTCGAGGCTGGCAGCTATGATGTAAACGGTACTCCTCGCCATTTCTTTCCTGATGCCGAATACATCGGCGTCGATTGGCGCGAGGGTCCTGGCGTTGATATAGTTTGTTTTTTTCACCAGTACCAAGGCTCCCCGGTCGATTTTGTAATCTCAACCGAGATGCTCGAGCACGATCCTTATTGGGACACGTCGTTCATGAAAATGGCGAGTCTGGTCAAACCGGGCGGGAGCTTGCTTTTGACGTGTGCGGGACCGGGGCGAGAACCGCATTTTGAAACTACGGGGCTGAATCAGCATTATCGAAATGTTTCTCGTGAGGAACTGCTTCATTTGGGGCTTTACGCAGGAGTCAAATTTCACGAGATTCTGAGCATTGTAGACGATACGCACCGTGACACGAGAATTTTCATGTACAAGAGGAAATAATTCAAAATTACTCTTGACAAACTCATGATCCTTATTATACTTTAGGTGTAAGGTTTAAGGAATAAAAAATGAAGCTCATCGAAGCCATGAATGAACTGAAACTGACCGACAAGAAGCTCCGTCAAAAGACGGAATTCATCCGTCGATATGCGGCTCGCCCCAATTTCAAGGACGACGTGTTCGAGAAAGATGGGGGTCAGGCCAAAAAGGTCGGGGAAGCCATGCAGTCGGCTCACGATCTTTTGAAGCGGCATGAGGACCTGAAGCGCGCCATTGATTTCACGAATCTCATGACGCCGGTGGGGGTTTCTCTTGGCACCGGCAAGGGTGCCAAAATGTCGATTCATGCGTTGATTCAGCACAAGCGGACGCTGTGCGCTCTGAAAAAGAGCATTTACCAATCGCTTGATGACCGAGCGGCTCATTAGCGAACTGACTCGTCAGGATTACTCCAATACCGCCAAAATCAAAGGCGAGGACATGCGCAGGTTGGAAGTTTTGGCACATGAATTGGAGCAAAGGCGGCAAGAAATCAAGCAGTTGGAGCGGCTCGTTCGGAACATCGAAGTGAACCGAGAGTTCGATCTGAGTTTTGAGCAACTGGCGTACTTGGAATTTTAATGCCAATAGATAAAGCTCCGATCCAGTGCCCAAAATGCGACGAGGGCTTCATGGGTCATCCGATGTATTGTGACGGGTCCAGGTGGATGGGTGGATGTTCCCGTATCCTAGACGGAGAACATCTTCATCGAGTCTGTTCGGTTTGCGGGTACGAAACCAAAGAGCCGACAAAAGATAAAAAATGAAAAAACATCTTGATCGGGACATTATCGAGCCAGCGCGACACAATTCAGACGCTCCAAACTTAAAGACGCGCTTGCGGGTCAAAGCATTCGATCCAGACGTGGATTACTCGTTTCGCAAGTCGCGCCCTGACTGGTCCAACGAAAAAACCTCATCAGACCGCCTTGGCCCTTTGTACAGGTTTTTGAGGAAAAGTATCGGGCGTCCGTGGAACAAGGTCTATTCTGAAATCTGTAAGACTGTAGATCGGCGTACAACTTCGGGTTGGCATTTTTTAACACATCTTGACCAATCGGTTGAAAAAAATTGTGAAATGGACGACCAGGGCTATCTGATACGTGTCGGCGGCTGGGCGAGCGGGCATTTTACGGGCTTTTACGTTTGTCCAAAAACGGGGTTGCTTAAATACA